AGGCGAATTACTGAGGAAGTCTGAATTGCTGCATAATAAGCCGATAGGAGTGGTAAGTGGCCGGACTACTTATAATGATATGGGAATCGACCCTGCCGATATTCTGAGAAAGCAAAAACGAGACCATGGAGACTGGAGAACTAGGTAACTTGACTATAGGCTTATGGTATGCTAGACTAGATACGAAAAAGGGAGGTAAAAATGATAAGAAATTGGAACGAGCATTCGCTCTATATGGACTTCTCCGAGATGGCTACTGATTCTCACCCACAACCCTCGGATATAGATATGTTTTACCTCGGTGCGAATAATACCTTGATACTAGGCGAGATAAAGAATGAGCGTGGGGAGTTGAAGGATGGGCAGAGGAGACTGCTAGAACGGCTGGCAGACGGCTGGAGGGGCGATTCTATGGTGCTTTATATAACCCATGATAAGTATGTACAAAAGGGGGATAGAAAAGTGAATGTCGCACAATGCTTTGTAGAAAAATATTATTGGAAGAAAAAATGGCGAACACCTCTGATGCCGACTAGAGTTTTTGAGGTTATTGACCAATTCTCGAAGAAAAAATAAAAAAAGTCCGGAAAATCGCTTGACAGGGCTTATGGTATAGTGTATGCTCAAAATGTAAGGCAAATAAAACGAGAAAGGAAAAGCCCATGGAAAATATAAAAAGCGACCTGATGAAGAATCTGGAGCAGAGAATAGAAGAAGATTTACAGACTATTCACCAAGTCCAGAGAGAAGAGGACAAAGAGTACTTTAAGAAGGAATTAAAGAGACACCTAGAGGCTTATGTAGAGACCACTACAAACTGGGCTGAAGTATTATAAGGAAAGGAACGAGAATATGGAAAATATCTTTAACTACGAAAAAAATATTAAGGTAGTCGAGACTGCTGGTGGCGAAAAGGTGGTCGTAATGAACAAGGCTATCTTTACTGCTATACGAAACGCTATCTATGATGCTGCAGAATACCGAAAACAGCAAGGCTATGATTCGACTGCTGAGGATACTATGAGATTATGGGCTGCACTTTGCGATAAGAATAAGACTTCGGAGAAGTAAGATGATAGAATGGCGAATCACCCCTGAATATGGGGTGATGAACTGCACTCTTAGAGGCAATACGGTGATACTGGATATATTGTATGATGATGGGAAGAGGGCGAAGAGGTATCACCGTTATAAGACCTCGGAGAAGGCAGAAAAAATGTGGAAGATATATGGGGCGAATGCCCACATGATAAGAGAGGAGGAGAAATGAGTCCGTTAGCGTGTGTTTTAGATATAGACACGAAGGATGCTGTGAAGGCTTGGCTGAGATGTTTTAAGCATGGCGAAGATGTGTATGTGGATATAGATGGGTATAAGATAGAGTTTACGGCTGTAGATGGCCAAGGGCATACGCACAAAATGACTATGCCGAGTATCTATAGCGAGAGAGAATGCCGTATGTATTCGATAAGAGACTTGCTGGGCGAAGATGTATGAGAGAAAGAATGATAGTAGAGGCCAACGGCATCCCTATGGCTAGGGCGATTCGTGTTCTAGATACGATAAATATAGATAAGGTGATGAAACAGCGAATTAAAGATGACTGCCTTATTGTATGCACGAGTAGGCATGTAGTGTATATAGAAACGAAGAGAAGAAAAAGTATTGGGGTAGTGGTATGTGCTAAGAAGGAGATGGTATGAGCAAAAATTGTAGAATTGAGTTCGTAGAGGGGGAACTTACCTGCCTATGTAACCATCGTGATTATCGAAACTGCGACCTCTATGAAGAAGATGATGAAACTTATGATGGTTGGGGAGTAAAGGAGGAAGAATGAAGATAGTAAAACTAACAGATTATGAAGCATACTCCGTTTTATCTATGATAGATGCTATCCAAAAATGTCCCCTAAAAACAATGAAGGCTCTAAACAAGGTATATAGAAAAATATGTGAGGCAGAGGAGGAAGAATGAAAACCGTAAGAAAGCAAACGGAGTACTTTACCTTAGAGAATATGGATGGGCATATCTATTGTGGGGCAAATACTCTTAAGATAGCGAAGAAGATATGCTTTGAGATGTCGAATGAGGGGATATGCTACAAAAGGCGAGTGGGGGATAGAAATTATAAGAAATTCGCTTTTATGTGGTAAAATAGTAGTGGAATTACCTTCCAGCATATTGTGTGGTAAAAAGACAGTCGAAAGGCTGTCTTTTTGCTATAATGTGGGTATGAAGAAACTCAAGCCTATATCTATAATGTTATACGAAAGCGACCTGCCTGAACTACAGGAGATTCGTTGCGTGTATTGTGGTAGGATGCTCTGTAAGATGAATGCTGATGTAAAGTCGCTGGTCTTTGGTGAGGGATACGACCCAGAACAGCATCACGAGTTAGTCTCTGGTATGAAGGTGATGGAGCATAAATGTAGAGGCTGTGAGTGCGTATATAAGTTCTTATTCCAAAAATAACAGGGGTGGGGATAAGGCTACAGTACATCTCCTATCCGTGATATAATAACGGCAAGGAGATATTTTGCCATGAATGATATAGACCATCCGACCGAGACTGGTGTGGTAGAAGAACTACCAGTTTTGGCTTTGAATGTAGATGATAAGGAACTTATCGCTAACTTTAAGCGTTGGGAGAATGAGGCCAAGTCGTACTGGGATAACCCTAAGGGCTTTAGCCTAGATGCTCGCCGTAAGAAGAATATGGACTATTGGAAGGGGCTGCAACTTGACGAGTCTAAATTGTATTCCTACCAGATTCCCTATGTGCAGAATGAGTTGTTTATTGCTACTGAAACTATCACCGCATACACGACCTCTAGCGACCCATCAGCCGAGGTTTTGCCTGAGGATGATAGCCCACAGTCTAAAGTTATGGCCGAAAGTCTGGAATGGGGCTTGAATGTCCATTCCGAGAAGTTCAAACTAGCCGAAAAGATAGAGAAGGCCGAGAGGAATATGTACCTCAAATATGTAGGTATTATTAAGTTATATTGGGACGAAGTAAAACAGGATATTGTGCCTAAAGTTATCGACCCTTGCAATGTCGTGTTGGATAAGTCTTGCGAATTAGGAGACAACCCACTCTTTATCTGTGAGACCTGTACTGCTACTGCCCAGCAGATTATCAACCTCTTCCCTGAAAAGAAGGAGGCTTTTATGCGACATATTGGCCGTGTCCGTTCCTCCTCGAAACTTATGAGCACGGTCTATGCTTATAAGGAAGTATGGTTCACCCAGATAGATGAGGATGGGGAGACCGAATGCGTTGCGTGGTACATGGATGACCTATTACTTGGCAAGAGTAAAAACCCTAACTTCCTCTATGATGGGGATGGGGTACAGATTACTAACTTCTTGCCTCAGGCTCGAAAGCCGTATGTATTCTTTAACTATATGAATGATGGCTCGCATCTTATCGACTCGACTTCTCCTTTTGAGCAAGCCATCCCACTACAGGATGCCCTAAATAAGAGAGGCCGACAGATTATGGAGAATGCTGATACTGCGAACTCCATCCTAGTCTTTAAGTCTGGGTCTATCTCTGCGAATGAGGCCGAGAATATCACGAGAGACCCTAACCAGATTCTTTTGCTGCAGACTCAGGGGGACCAGCCTGTGAATAGTGCCTTTGGAGAGATTACTCCTCACCTTCTTCCGAACTATGTGATTAACGATAAGCAAGATATTAAGAATGCTATTCACTCTATAATGGGAACTCCGAGCCAATTCCGTGGCGATAATGATGATGGCGGCGCGAATACGCTAGGTGAGGCGACTATGATGAAGAACCAAGCCTCTGGCCGACAAGACTCGATTATACGGGCTTTGGAGCGTGGTCTGGATGACTACTATAAGTTACTCGTTCAGATGATGAAGGTATGGTATAAGGACGGCAAGAAGTTTGCCTGTAGGGATAATGATGGCAAGTTCGTCTATGTGGAATTGAGCCGTGAGCGTATCCCAGATATTGCGTGGGTAAGAGTTGAGCACGGCACGACCCAGAAACAGGATAAGAATAGAACCGAGCAAATTGCTATGAATCTAGCCCAGATGGGGCTTATCGACCCATATAACCTCTTTAAGGACTTGGGCATGAAGAATGCCGACCAACGCTACGATACCTTGGTGAAGTTTAAGATGTCGCCAGATAGTCTAACTTCTGAGATTCGTGCTGAGATGCAGAACCGACAAGCCTATATTGACTTCGCCTGTATTATGAATGGAGAGGATATTAAGGGGCATGATGATGTGGATGCCGAGCATATTCTTGCTCACCGAACCCAGATTACTACTGATAAGTTCTTGTATGCCGACCCTGAGAGGCAGAAGGCTATGATAGCCCATATTCAAGAGGAAGTTATGCTACTCTCCCAGAGAGTGAAGTTGCAAGAGGCTAGTATGCAAGGCTTACTCCTAGACCCTAACCAGCCTATTACTCCTGAAGTCCCTGAAGTACAGCAACCGACCCCTATGGCTGGAGACCCTAACGCTATGCCACCCCAAGGTGGTATGCCCCCTGCTGGTGGGATGCCTCAGCCTGAAGGTGGGATGATGGGAGATGCGAGTGCTGGGGAGATGCTGATGGGGCAACAGATGCCGACTCAGGCTACTGGGACTCAGCCTATAGATGGCTCTATGCTCGGTGGCTTGCTGGGCTAGTTCATGATATAATGTAACCATTAACAATAAAGGAGGCTACAGCCAATGAATGACGACTTATCTGATGTCGGCTTGAATGCTCTAGAGGCTCTGGAGGCTCAAGACGAACAGGATACCTCTGATGCTGGAGAAGGTGCTAGCGAAGGGGTGGAAGAGGACACTGGCGAAACTGGAGGGCAGGATACTGCCCCGAAAGAGGATGTTGGTGAAGAAAAGGAAGATGAGGCCAATGAAGATGGCAAAGAAACTGAGGGGGATGACTCAGAAGGAACTGATACCCCTGAGGACGAAAATAAATCTGATAATAAAGAACTCTCGGATGAAGAGTTCGAGGAACTAGCGAAGAAGAGAGGCTATACTAAAGCCCCTTCTGAAGAAGAGAAGGCGAAGGCAGATGAGCAGAATAAGGCTCGTGAAGAGACTATGGCTCGCCTGATGGCTCGACCTAAAGAGGTGGATGAAGAAGTCTGGGAGAATCTGCCTGAAGAAAACAAAATCATCTATA